TTATATTATGTATTTATTGATCTATATCAAATAATTTTATTTAACTGCTGTCCATTAAACCACCATCATCAAATGAACTATTATCTGTTACGATTTGTTCATCATCTGGTATCCATTCTTCGATTTCACCAATATCCTCAAAGGCGTATGGGTCATAATATTGCTCAGGGCTTAAGTCATCATCCTGAATAACTGACTCATCTGTATCATCTGCAAAACGTATGAACTCTCCATTTTCATCAAATAAACTATTAAAGTCGAATTGTTTAACACTTGCATCAGACATGATGGCTGTTTTTGGAATTCGTTCAATGGTTTTTTCTGATGTACTAAGGAATAAGTCTGTTAAATCAATATCTTTTGATTTGAGTGTATTAATGAGAAAATTTTCAACGTCAACGTCTGCTTGACTTTCAGCAATCAAATCTTGATTCAAGTATTCAAGTGGCAATTTTGTGAAATTTATTGTTTCCCATTTACCGTCAATGTATTCTTGATTATTTGATTTAACAGTCAGTTTCACTTGTTCCGTCTTTGGTATATATTTATTTGTAAAACCTGCTTTGATTTCCGTGAACCATTTAATCTCATTAAGAAATGGCTCATAATCTGAATCATTCTTAAACAAGAATCTTCTACGAAATTTGAATAATAACATAAAATAGTTTATGAACACATTGTAATTATAACCATAACGATTTAATAATTGTCGGGAATAATAAACCTTTTCAATCATTAGTTTTTCAAAGGTTTTTGGCACAGTATTCAGGTATGTAAGGATATTAAATACAAGTCTAATATGTCTACTTACATCAGGACGTATGAATGTATAGCTTTTATCTGATTTAAAGAATAAAAGTTTTAATGCATCTTTATCCGCAACATTATTTTTTGATAAATAATTTTTCAAAATAATTAACAGCTCAGAGGTCTTTTTCAGTTTTTCATTGATTGAATTTTTTGATAACCAGATTGTTTCCTTAAGTGTCAATTTGAAGAGATTAATGTATTTGATATTTTGTGAACCTTCTTCCATGAACAAGTCATCATTAATGCCAATTGTACCATTATTTTTGAGGTCCTTAATAGTTGAGATGTCATATTTATCCTCAAACTCACTGAATTCTTTATCTGATTCCATAATGATGAATTTATCATTCTCCATCAGTATCAAATTATTGATTTCTTCAAGACCTTTTTCAATTTCTGGTGTTACACCATTGAAGGATTTATTTAAATGGAGATTAATAAGTGTTGGGACAACGGAATCAAGTCTATTTGGTGCAGGTTCATATAAATTAATAGTGAAGTCAACAATATTTTTTGCATTGTTAACTTTTAAAATTTTTTTACCGACAATATTTTCCACACGATAAACAGTAGGGTTCGACATATTTACACTTGAATTGAAAATGTTTTTAGCACAGTCTGTTAAACAAATTTGTACAGTCATCCCACTTGAGATGTATTTCATGCTATTTGGTTCAATAAATATTGTTTTATATTTCTTACCATCTTCATTAAATATAAAAAAATTAATTAGTTGTTTCACACGATCATTAATATTTTTATGTGATAGATGTAGGTAAACAATTTTTTTGTTCTCTGCAAGTTGAACAATTAGATTGCGTAAATCTTTCATTTCAAATCCTGTGTATTTATCAAGACTTAAATCCAATTGAATGAATTTGTAATCTCTATAATATTGAAACGCATCTGGTTTCAAAATATTACGATTGAATTTTGTTGTATAAAGATCTGGGATATAGTCTGAATTGATATTGTAAATTGTTGTGTGAAAGTAATGAATTGATTGAAGAACTTCAAATTCACGAGTTTTTTCCTCTACATACAAGCTTTGCAGGTTTTTATCTAATATCATTGGCTCAATTATTTGTTTATTGAACTCCTGAATATGAATGGATTTAATGTTGCCTGTGTAATTTGACATCATAATCCTATCACTAAATTTACATGCCAAATTATTAAGTAATTTTAGGCCTTCATGCAGTCTAATTTTCAGAAGTGTTTGTTTTTGGACTGTGTATGAGATAAATCGGTAATTTTTAATAATTTTTCTTTTATGTGTAAATTTTTGGTTTAAGTTCATAATTGTTGAATAATCCATGTCCACTTAAACATCATAGTCATAATTTGAATTAACTTCAATTTCCAGTTCACTTAAGATTGTTTGACATCTAGCTTCCCAATAATAAATGATTCCAAGTGACCCAAAAAATGTCACAATTAAATATTCAAATTTACTTGTTTTGTTATCAAATAATCGATAATTTAAAAGTAATCTCATTTGATTATAAATTTTTGACCTGTTAAGTTTAGTTCGTGGTCTAATCTCTTTAACATGTAAACAGTACTTAACAATCAGATATTTGCAAATGTTATTCAACATTAGTTCTAAGTCAAGAGTGAATTGGTACAGTTTTTTTGGCTTAATAAAAATCTCATTCAATTTATTGATTAAGGCTTTTTGATTGGTCAGTGGTATTGTCTCAATTTGGCTTATATTAAATTTGATCTCTATTTTAGCCTTCTTATAAAGGTCAATAACAACGTTTTCAATGTTTGTCATATATTGTGGCATCATTTTATTAAACATAAGTTTTGAATATGGTCCATTTATCATTTCAGAGTCACTTAAAACTCGTTTAAGGGATGCCATCATATAATCGTCATAAAGGTCATTTAAGAAATCATCAAAAGTTTTTTCATTTCTCACATCTATAGACAATTTTGAATAAATTTCTCTAACAATTGGGAAAAACATTGGATTATCATTAGGACTGATTGTAAAATCTATATTATTATAGATCAATGTTTCTATCAATAATTCTGCACCATTAATGTTTGTAAAAAAATCTTTGTCATTTTCATCGTAGGGTAAAAATTTAACTAATTTTTGATCTTTATTTAGATCTTGTTGGTCTGTATAATTTAAATTATTTAACATTAACTTTTCAATTTTAACATTGAATTGAGATTTTTCCGTATAACTTTTTAACTCTGTTAATGTTTTGATTTTATTATTTTTGACAAGAATTTTCGGCTTATATGTTCTTAGGAATTCTTTAATTTCCTTTGATAGGTTGTATGACATGTAACTTTGATTGCCTAATTCATACTGTGTAATATTAAGTGAATCTGAAATTAGTTTTTTAAGAATTAAGAAGTGTTTTGTGTATGAGATATTATAACAAATTTCTTTCTTTTGTGTGTAATTCATCAAGTCTTGATTAATCATACATTCATATATCGTCTGATCATTTGGTAAAACATGCAGATTAGATTTAATATTAAAATTATATACAAAGAGATTATGTGAAATTGTCCCAAAATTTATAATTGCTGTTTTGTTGAAAAGATTTGTGAATTCACATATACCATATGTCGCTAATGTTTC